TATATTAAGCGCCATAAAAATAAAGAGAATTACGACATCCGTATATTTGCTTCATCCCGGCTTCTTCAGCGACCTCATCCTGTGACAAACCCCTTGAAGAATCTGCTTTATAAAGAAACCTATTGTATCTCGCCCGGGAGTCAGTCCACCAAAACCTGGGTCTACCCCCTGAATTCACCAATTTCCACCCAGCAGAGGCATAACCACTCCCATCACCGACCCGTTGGTCAACGTAAGTCATCATGCTGGAATGTCCGGACTCCTTGCAATACTTTATTGCGGCCTTAGATAATTTCCCCAACCAGCCTCTCACGTGCGTGTTTAGAGAAGTTGCACATCTGCCTAATTCCAGGTTTCCGGCATATTTCAAGTGGAATGGCCTCCTTAGAGAAACACAGGCCAATAGTTCGCCATCTATATTTCTCAACCCCAAATACTTAACGCCAACGACGTGACCTTCGAGGTGATTGTTCTCGAAAAATATTTTTGCATCACCAGGCAGCACATCGACAATAGTCAGATTCCTGGCATTGAAAACACGCTGGGAAACACCGAGCCTGTGTCTTATCATGGAACGAACTATCTCGCCCCTGTCCTTCCACTCGTCCTCGTATATAGAAAGAAGTCTTATTTCTGATTTGGCGCAAGAGTCAAGTTTTTTTACGTGATAAAGAGGATCAATTTGCCTGTGGGAAGAATGCCAATACAACCCATTGTACTCTATGGCAAATCTTTGAGATGGGACCCAAATATCAAGTTCTTTTGGGGATATGACGTTCCTGTCAGAGATGACGGCATCTGAGCACAAGGATTTGACAAACTCAAATATTTCCAGCTGTCCCAACGATTCTTTGGGATGACACGAAAAACATATAGGAGTTTCTTCTAGCATCGCAAGGCTTTTAGATTGTTGCGCGCCACAAATCTTGCACTGGAACAACAGCCTACCTACTCGACGTGTCTTATATTCGTTTGGATCACTTAATAAAACAAACTTATCGTTGTGGTTGTCTACACGGGAAATAAGCTGCTTGATCTTCAGCCTTTTACCGGATTCTCTTTTAAGATACGAAAGAGAAATCTTTTCACTAATTTCTTTTATTTTAGAATCTGTGGTCGAACTCTTGCCGAAATTCCAAGGCTTTTTATTCAAGAGTTTTTTTGTATTAGACATCTTCTCAACGGCCATTTTGGCCTTGTCTTCGTCACGAACTCTCCAGTCTATAATTTTTCCGGTCAAATAACCCTCTCGCAAGGAAGAAGATATCTTCGAAGACATGTCCAAAATCTTTTGAGAAGATTCCTTATCTAGGCCCTTGTTCCAAACCGAGTATTTCCCTTCCTGGTATCCCTCGCTCCGAAGTTGAGCAGAGTGCCGTTGAAATTCCTGATTCTTAAAACTAGAATCGAGTCTTGCGTTATGTCCTCTCGCATACCTAGATTGGAATCCCCTCTTCCAGCCGTTCCATTTCAGAGGGGAATCACAATTAGGGGAACACTCACACTTTGGATGGATGCCATTGTGATATAGGGTCAAGTATAGAGAAAATGGGTCCTCTATACCATGTACACCCATAAGATGGGACGTGAATACCTTCTCTTGACCAAAGTCAAGTTTGCAATGAGGACACTTGATTCTTGTATAGCTCATAAAACAAAACCCATGGAAATATATTCCACGGGTCCCATTTTGTACCAACTCTTCCTTGGATCAGAACTGCAATGCGCAGTTGTCAAAGCGAATCGTCAACGAGATTTCCATCGGACCACCGTCCTCATATGTCACTTCACCAAAGTTAACTTCCGTGCAAAAAGCTCCCTTGATATCCCAAAGTTCCACGACGGTGCCGACTGGGTCGAGCATCTTCAACTGAATGTCTCTCTTATAGAAGTCGGCATAACCGGCGCGGCCTGAAACTGACTCGTAGCATGTACGGATCCATTCCATGGCCTGCTGGGCGCCTGAGGGGGCGATCGGGTCGTGGATGGTGACCGAAATGGTACCGAATGTCGTCTTGCCTGCGATATAACGACGTGAGTTCATGAAGGGGATTTCCACTTCTTCAGTCGTGACAGTTGGGCGGGCAGCTGTCTTTACGATGTAGGCGTCGAGTCCTTCGATCATGAGGACCCACCTGTTCTTACGCTTTGGTTCAAAATTTGCTGGGAGCATCGATGATACGTCAAGTGTCTCTGCGGCCATTTTTCATTCTCCTGTTATCTCTAAATATTATGTAATGGGTAAATATAATTTATTTTTTTCTAGCGAACCAAGGGGCCGCGGAGACCCCTTGGCACATTATTTTTATTGAGCTGCCGTGTTTGATACCACGAAGTCGAGAGAGACAAACTCGACTGACTTGGTGGGTTGAACAAAGATCTTTCCGCGAATCGTATTATTTTCAACGTCTTGCTGCGACGTGGTTGAAGAATCGATAACAACCTTGAATCTCTCAAGACCTGAGAGAGACTGGATCCTGGCAAGTCTTGGTGTAACGGCCGCTGAGAATCTCGCGAGGGTTGCAGCGCGGTTTGGCTCGAATAGAATCGATTGGGCGATATCACGAACTTGACGTCTAATCTCAATAAGAAGGCGTCTTACGTTAACCCTATTAAGAGCCGAGGCACCGGCCTGCAACGTCTTCTGTCCCCACACTGTCACCCTGTCTCCTGCGCGAGGCGAGACAAGAGGGTTAATGTTGACATCATAAAGAGTGTCAAGGTTTGTCTGGTTGAGCTTTACCTTCACATCAATGACCGAATCAAGCGCGCCGCGGGCAAGACCAGCAGGAGCAAACCAAGGGTGGGCAACCCTATCATTTAAAGCCAAGGCACCTAGAACTGCAACTGAAGGAGGCACAATGACGTTTGTGCCTGTCGTTGGATCCCTAACGATAACATCTGGATAATACGCCGCAGCGAAAGAGTTATCGATTGTTCTGTCTTTAAAGCCTCGTGCAGTCAAGGTAACTGATGGATTCTGAGAATCACTTGTGACATCGACTCCTAAGTTGTCCTTCTCCGAAATATCCATGAGATAAAGGGCGTCAAACCTATCCCGGACAGCTTCAGAGGCAGAGTTTGTAATAACTTCCTCACGAATGCCAGGAATGGCGAGGAGCTGCAAATCAACATTGACAACATTTTTCATGATGTCAAGTGCCTTAAGATAAGCCCTCGCAGTTGGACCATTCTCTCCACCACGCGAAGCCTCATTGCTGATATCCGTAATGACAGCGGCATTATTCATTTCGAGAGAATCAACATCGAACACGTTGAGACCATCAAACCCGCCTTGCATGATGAATGTGAACTTACCAAAACGACGATTTTCATTGACTGAAAGATCTGTCACTTCAAAAGCCTTCATCCCTGAAGGAACAACGTTATCTCTTGAGTAAACCGCATCAACCCATTTGGTTGTATCAGCAACACCATTAATGTCTGCCTTCACCATTACCTTTTCAAGGGTAAATAAGTTATTGCAAAACTTGTCGGAATCTAACACGCCTAAAGTGACTGAGTCTGGTTGTCCTGGATTACTTCCAGTTGAGAATGTAGCACCTGAGGTGTCATATGATGGGAAGTACTTCGTGTAAGACTTGAGAGATAGATTCTTTTTCTTCGAAGCATTAGGCTTTGTCAAGTCTGTGATATACTCAAACTGCACGCCCCAATATAGTCTTGAGTTGACAGAGGCCTTAGGCGCAACGTTTTCCTTTACCGTGAGTCTCATCGGTAATGGAGGTGTAACCAAGCCGTCAAGTAGATTGGCAGCAAGAAGTAATCCGCCAGCTGTATCGTGTTTGAGAGGATCTGTACCGGAGGTGACTAGGTGATCAATTCCCCTAAACCCCATCGGAAGCGCCTTTGGATCGATAAACGCACCATCGACCTCATCAGAGACCTCAACTCTTACCAGGTTGGAGCTTGCAGCATAGTTTCCATCCATTACGATCTTTTGTTCGGCATCTGCACGCTCGAAGTCAAAAAATATGTGAGCATCACCGATAACCTTTGAGATATACCTGTCGTTTGATGGATCCAACGACAATCCCCTAAACTGCTCGAGAGGCAACATTTCCGCATCTCTATCCGACCAGTCACGAATCACAAGATCAAATGTGCCATATTGATTGACGTCATTCTCAAAAGCAGGTGTAATATTTTCAATCGAGATCTTGTAAAGATCTGATACTGAAGCTCCGGCATCAAGGGCATGGAGCCTAAATAGGTTAGCTGGTCTGCCTGCAAACTTTTGTGAAATAACCCAAGGCGATTTGGCATGCGAGAACCTATCCTCAAACCCT